TAGAATTGTTTTTCACCGCTCCGTGGATGGTTTGTTTTTCAACGGATTGTGAAAAATTAGCATGGCGTTTGAATGTTGAACTGAAGAAAGATATTTCAGGATTACCCATGATATATTTATCCTGGGCACCTATAGCAATCAATTGAACAACACCGGCAGACATGGTAATACTAATTTAAGGGGAGAAAAATTACAGGTTGGGTTTTCTACAGACGAAACGAAGTACTAAAAAATTATTTTCAGCTGGGTTTGGTGGTGTTATAAGAACTGCATCTTCATTTCTTATATTTATTGTAAGACGATCAATTCGACGAATGGGGTTTATATATTGCACAGCAATTGGATAATTGTCTCTGAAACTAATTATACCAGTGTCATCTGTAGTTACAAGACTTGCAAAAGAGTTCCTAAGAACACTTAAAGGTGCTTGAGCGTCATATATGTTAGATGCGCGATCATTAAATGTAGAATTCAACTCATCGATAGATACGTAACAGTGTTCAGTCGCCGTAGTAGTGTTAATACGAGCGGCTATAAGTCGAGCCTGTACAACATTTTTTAGAGGCTGATTAAGAAAACAAGTAAATGTGTTCGCACTATCCTGTCCAATAGTATCAACAGTGATGGTATGATACTCGTAGTTTAGATCGGGAATCATATCAGTTGGCGATGTAATCAGGGCCATTTATTATTAGCTTAGATTAAAGATCCACCAATTCCATCCGCGATCTCATACCCGGCATGATCACCTACAAGTTTTTGGGCACCACAAAGACCACCTGGGGTAAGACCAACCGAGTAAGGGCTGTCCTCCTTGCCTGAACCAGCGGTACATTCAAGGTCGGGCTTGAGGTCGAAGAGAGATTCTTCACTGACAGGTGTAATAGTAATTGGCCTGGGCTGATAATTCGCGGTCTTCACAGTCATAACAGACAGAACGAAGATGAGGGTCATCAAAACCGTGATGGCCATGAGAGCATTGCGATCACTCTTGTTGAGGTTAAGATTAAACATTTATAATAGACATAGATTTTTTTAAAGTGCGTTAAAGAGATTTTCTTAGTTTCTAAATAGACAGTAGATGGACGAAGAAATCGTACTCGATAGGGGTCAAACGACTGTGATGAAATTAGATGCTGATGAACAGGCCCTGATGGATGAGATTCAAATTTCTGCACCACGACCAAAACATGTACCTCGACCCACAAGGCCTATGCAAAGACCTCAACAATCTTTTCAGGGTCAGGAGGCTATGGATGCTTTTGTGAATCCCAACAAACAAAGTACCCCAGCTCAGCCTCAACAGGATGAGGAAATTGATTATGGTGAGGATGAACCAATGATGTTCGATGATGATGAACCCATGGGCCCAGGTCCTAGTGACCAGGGTGAGCAACCCTCGAAGGGGTACACTTCAATTGATGAAGAGAAGTCGGATCTTATTAACAAATTAGCTCGACTTGAGAAGAAGGGGTTTGCAGTTAACAAGAGGTTGAACGCTTACTCGAATGTTGATGAACTCAGATCAGAGGTCAAGAGGATTACATACAGCATAGATGTTGAACAATCAGTTCGCTTCTCTCGTCGTATGTTGGTCGCCTGTGTAACCGGGCTTGAATTTTTGAATAAGAGATATAACCCATTTGAGATTCAACTTGAGGGTTGGTCTGAGTCTGTTATGGAGAATGTTGATGATTATGATGGTGTATTTGAGGAACTATATGTGAAATACAGATCTAAGGTCAGTGTTGCACCAGAGGTCAAGCTGATTATGATGTTGGGTGGCTCAGCAATGATGTTTCACCTTACAAATTCTATGTTCAAGTCAGTGATGCCAAACATGAATGATGTTATGAAGCAGAATCCAGACCTAGTGAAGAATATGATGGCGGCGGTTCAGAACACTACCCGTGACACTAGTGGCCCCGCAGTTGATGCACCCGTGGGTGGATCAGGGCAGTATGAGATGCAGGGACCCGGGCTTGATATTTCAAGCCTGATGGGTGGCATTTCTATGCCTCCCCCACCCCCAATGAATACCTCAATGGGACAAGGACCCTCGGCACCTCAGCCTGTTGAGGAGGATGATGATCTCTCTGATATCATGTCCATCTCGGGTGATTCCACTGGAGGTGAGGTCAAGGAGGTCAATGTTGGTGCAGGATCTAAACCCAAGAGAACTCGTCGAAAGAAGAAGACCGAAATAAATCTCTAAACTTATATAAATGATAGCGTATTGTCCGCTTGAGGAGCTCGAGCCTCCCGTTCGACAGCAAGAAGTTGTCGCTGAGGCCAAGGCCGAACCTGTAAAGCCCCAGGTCGGCCGCGAAGAAACCGAATTAAATTACGTCATCATGGCTTTCATTGTTGGCGTAGTTGCACTAGCCGTCTCTGATTCCATCAGGGCGTAAATGTTTAATCTACCGCGGGGTACCACCCTCCCTCGTAGTAAATTTAATATGAGAATCCAACCAATAAATCTTGACCACCAGTGGCATTGTCAAGAGCTGTAGTTGTATTTAGAGCTCGTTTTGTAATTCTAGAAAGTCCACCGTTAAGTCCAGTGGTGAGTTCAACTGTTAAATCGTATGCAAAGTTACGTCCATCATCCTTAACTGTTGGTTGTATATTGACTCCTCTTGTACCAACCGATACAGTGGGACTCCATGGATATGAGTTTGTAGCACCCATTATGGTTTGAGGACCTAGGGCTATATCATACATAGATCCTGTGGATCCATCGTGTGTACCACCAGACACCTCGAGAATCATAGTACTTGTGTTGCGTACATCACTTGTTTCACGTAACACCGCTATGATTTTCGCATAAAATGTATTTGGTTTAAACACGAATTGTATATCCTGACCATTACCATTCGCGACTACATTAGAATGACTGTACTTCTTCGTCGCCACCTGGTCAGAGTTTGTGATGATACCACCATTCACGTGGAGTGTTGTGTTAGCACTCGCACCATCCAAACCAATACCTACCTGATTACCCAAATCTAGGGCACCATCGACAGAGAAATCACCTATGACCTCTACATTACTGTTGAGGAAGGTTGTGTTTCTCAAACCAGTTCTCAATGGGTTTATATATACATTACCCGTGGTATCCGCATAAATGTTCGCACTCCCAGCCGATGTCGTGAGTTCGATAGTCGCGTTACTTGAGGGACTTTCCACACGAACCATACCATCATAGACATGAAGCTGTTTCTGTGGGTTTAGGGTACCCACACCCACGTTACCCGCGTGTGTAATATGGACACCATCCGTTTCTGTACCGCTATTGGTACCACCAATTATGATACCGGAAAGTGAAGTAGCTGAATCCCTGAAAGCCTTCACATAACCACCGAAATTCTCGGTGGTATGAAGAAGAATTCCAGATTTTTTAGTGAATGTACCCGAACCTGGGTGAGGACTCTCAAGTTTTAGGAGTGTTTGGTCTGTTGTGTTTCCGTTGAAAATGTGTACATTCGAGTCTACAGTTTCGGTACCTATACCAAGTCTACCAAGTTTGTCGAAACGGGCGTATTCTGACTCACCATCATCGTTTCCATGGGTAAACGTAAGTACGCGACGCTCAGTTGCGTTTAGAATACTTCTAATTTTGTTGATAGAGTCAGAACCATCCGATGGGGCAGTAGTAATGAATGCCATGCCAGTCAGTGTGAACGCACCACCACCAGCGAACTCGATATCACCGTTTACTACGAGTTTTGTGTTTGCACCACGATTCGCTGCGTCTGAACGTTTTCCACCAATGACGACAATACCAGTACTAGGGATACACAAGGGTACATCACCCGTAGCGTCATCATCTACAATATCATCGAAAGATTCACCAGAGGATGTAAAGGTTTGAAAAATGTGTTCCGCGGAAAGGTATCGAATTCTATCGGGACCATTGGTTGTATCCGCGTCATTACCTTTGAATAGTACGAGTTCATTTCTTGCTTGATCCACATTATAACGCCTTTCTACAAGCCTCGTGGTTCCAAATGGGTCACCGGTGAGACCCCCGAACGACACCTCATTACCTACGACTACATTACCCAATACATCTAGGGCACCCCGGGGTGAATCAGTCCCCAAACCTACCCTCCCATTGGCACCATCTATGTATAGACCCACAGTTGCAGAATCTTTGTTGTTACTTACATTTTGTGTAATTCTAAAATCGGAGTTTGTCCCAGTTACACCCGTTGACCAACCCCTAGGATTAGAGCCCGCATTTGTTTGGATGTAAGAGGTAAATATATTACCTGTAAGTTGACGTGTTTGTGCCGCTAAGATAGCATCACCCGAATCTCCATCAAAGTTATGTACTAATAAACCATTTGTTGTGGGATTGGCTGCACCCGTACAATGTACTTCTAAATGAGCGGTTGGGATAGTCGTACCAATACCCACTAGACCGTCACTTCTAAGTGTTAGTACGTCAACCTCAGTTTCGTAATTTGTACTTGCCAAAAATATATCAAGTTGAGAATTAGCTGTACCACTCGAAACCGCTGTGTGTTTACCCATCTTGAACGTTGCTCTCACACCATCACTACTTGTAGTACCACCTTCTCTACAAAGTTCCAAAACATTCTTAAAATCTGTTGTGTTTGCGATAGTTAACGCATTAGAAACGACGAGTGGAGTTCCAAGATGCTTGTACGTTCCATTGTTGGTGATTTCATCGTTGATAAACACTGTACCCCCAGATGTGTGTAATCTACCCTTGGGTGTAGCTGTGCCTATACCAACGTTTGAACTTTCAAGGATGGTTAATTTTGGTGTTCCCATTGTAGCAGTTTTACTCGCATAAATGTTGAGACCCTTACCCTCAGCTACAATATTCTCAATCTTGTTCTCACCTACCAAATGGGATGAATACATACGAGAACTTGTATTTGACGCCGACCCCCAGGTATTACCATAAATAAAACCATCACCTAGAGTCGCGTGAACATTACCCGCGACGGTTAGTTTTTCAGTGGGGTGGGTATTTGATATACCAACCCGTCCCACAGTATCAATACGCACTCTCTCAGTGTTCCGCGTTTTCATTTTAATGATTTGGTGTGTATTTGAAGTACTAGCTCCAATTATTTCGATTGAACTCACATTGGAGGCTGCCGAGCCGGATTTAAGAACAAGTGCATTTGATGTACCTGTTAAACCACCGTACCTATCGGCGTGTATCACAATGTTTGAGAACGAATGTATAGAGTTTGTGACAAGTTCAGTTGTAGCCGTATTACCTAAAACTGTCAAGGCATTTGCTGCTACCATATTTCCGAATATTTTCGCACCCACAGACAATGTATTTGTTGGTGCAAGATTGGCAATACCTGAATGAGATGTACCTGAACCCACAGTTCGAATTGAATTTGATTTAATATTTTCATTGAAAAGAATTGGTGCAGTAGCACTTGGATCGAAAGTTACTAAACTTCCAATTCTCATACCACCCGAAACTACATTACCTGTCACTGCAACATTCCCGTCAGATACAAATACATTTGGTCCTGTATCATCAAAGTACACATTTGAGCCCACTGACAATGTAAATTTGGTTGATGTATTTGCCACACCCACATTACCATCAGCAAACATCTGTCCGTATACATGAAGATTGACAGTGTTAGATTGATCCACATGAATTACAGTATCACCCGGCGCCATTTGGGTTCGACCAAGAACGTATTCATTATTTGAAAATTGATATCCAAATACAAGATTCGCTCTACTTCCATCAGCACCCTCAGTCATAAGTAAAGCATTATCGAATGGTGCATTTTTATTATTTGTGGATGCTTGTTGGATGACACAATTTGCAACAACTAAGTTGATAAGTGTTTGGTAAGTAGCAGACTCAGAAATGAATGCGTTACCATTCACATGGAGATTACCATTTATTGTTAAATGTCCTTGGTCAATACACACATTACTATCATAAAAAACAGCTACATTTGAACCCGGGTCAAAATTTTCAGTTGTACCAACACTTAAATAATTATCAACCGATATATTTGTAGTATGTGTATTTCCCACAACCTTCAATACATTTGATCCCATTCTATCAATGATGAGTGTATCATCCACATTAATAATGTTTGAAACTAGAACGTTTGTAGCTGAAACGTTACCTTTTAGAGTTAATAAGTGTTCATTTGAGCGGTCAATAACAAGTTCGTTATTTGGTCCAATCTGAAACTCGTTTGTAGCACTCGGTGCCGCAATACCAATCTTATCATTCACATACAAACGCTCGGCACGAATACCCTTGGTCACGTCAAGAACAATATTCGTTGATATATCATCTACAAAAATATTTGAACCTATAGAAATATTCTTTGTAGGATTGGTATTAGAAATCGCAATTTTTTCTGCTGTAATAACTTCAACGTCGATCTCTTTTGTAATAATACTTTTGACGTCAGTAAGTACATCTTGCTCGACTGGGTCTGCGTCTAGACTGGCTACGAAAACCTGATCGAAACGAGCTGTCCTACCCATCTATACCTTAATTACCGAATAAAATTCCAGCTAAACCATCCTTGATTCTTAGAACGTTGTAGTTTACTGCGTATATACTTAACTCCTGAGTACTTGGTCTAAGATTACCCTTCTCCACACCCCGTAATATGAGTTTGGCATTATCGATACGGCTAAAGTTGCATGTACCCGATGGATTATAGTCTGATGCATTTAGACAGAAATGATACGCGAAGTACCTTGTGTTGAAAAGTACATTGGTTTCACTGATAAAATCATTCATACCGTACGATGATTTGTAATAATTTTGTACTGTATGAAAATAATTTGGAGACATGTGTTCAAGGATTGGGGTCCCATTGATTT